TGTAAGTGCGACCCTTATTATACTTGTAAGGCTTGCCGAATTGCTGAAGGTGCTACGTATCAGGAAATCGCTAACGATTTAGGGATATCTCATCAGGCAGTATGGGAAATAGAAAAAAGAGCATTGGCAAAGGTTAAGAAATTGCTAGAACTTTATGACATTACAAAAGAGGATTGTGAATTATGACCAGATTGCGAGCCGTTACCGTTTATTTTGACTTTGATTCTGACTGCACTATTTTAAAGTGGAATCCTGAGTTTCTAGAAAGCCATAGAGTTACCAAGCTAGATGTTTTAGGCGATGCCTCTTATGATTTAAAACAAGCGTATGACGATGTTATCGACGATAAACCATTACAAGAAAGGTATTAAATATGGGAATGTATAGCGAAGACCGATATTATGAGCCTGAAGACGATGATTATGAAGACTTAGACGATTATGTAAGCGACTACGTCCAGTTTGAAACGAGGGATGGCGGGGACTTAGACCCGAAAGAATCAGGGAATTTCAACGAAGCAGTATCTGAACTAGGTTTTCCCGAAGAGCTAGAACGCTGGGAAGATGCAACACCAGAGCAACAAGCCGCTATTGTCGAATATTGGGAAGATATAGCCGTAAAACGTGGCGAAGAGTCTTATTTTGCTAATTTATAAGGGTTTATGATGAAAAAACTACTACTAATCACACTGTTGTTTTTATACAACACTTCTACTGCTTTTGCTTGTCCTAGTCAAATTATCAATTTGCCAGATGGTAGGCAAATGGTTTGTTACTACTGCAACGGCGGTAAAATCGTTAATTGCGAGTATCTATGAAGCCGGAATTGTTACTCTATTGGCTTATTGGCTTGTCTATCTATTCTCAAACCTTAATATGGCTTTTAAATCAGTTTTAAGGGTGTTTTTAGACGAGTTTAGATGGTAGGATATATCTAGGTATTATTTAGGGCTAAAATGGCTCAGAAAGGCTATAAATGAGATGCACAGTTTGCAATGCAGCATTGTCGGATTATGAATCTACTATCCGTCATGCGATTACTGGGAAATTTCTTGACATTTGTCAAAACTGCTATATGGCGATGGATGTCGACATCCCAATGCACGACAGGAAAGACCTATTGCATGAAGCTGATTTACCCAGTCAGGATGATTTGTATCAGATGGAAGATGATTGGGCGGATTACAACAATGAAGGCAACTATGAAGACCTATGATGTAACTTCGTTATATAGAAAACAAATAATATAGTTTTTCTCTGTTGTTTGTCTCTATAGGGATTTATGGTATCACAGATTTATGATATTTCAATGTTGTAAAAAAACAACACTTATGTTGTCTAAATACAACAGACAGTTTTTGTATATTGATGTATTGTTTATGTCTTAACAATGGAGGCTTTTATGCTAGATGACGGAAGAGAAGCAAATTATCATTTCACATTGTCCGCAATGTTAGATTTGATTGAAGAGTATGGTTATTGCAATGTCTTAAACGACCTAGATGCGATGATTGAGGATAGAGTTAATCTCAAGGTAGCAGAGGTTACAGAATGACCTTCTTTAAGGTGGTTCTAGCGTGTCTATTAGCTATCGGGGTTTATAACTTCGTTGAGAGTGTTGTAGAACTATCGCTTCACAGTGATGTCTATTCATGCAATGATGTCGATAAAAATCCACCTGATGTCGTTAAACAATGCAAGCACTTAACGAAATACCAGTGGTGGGGAACTTATTATCAGGGAGTTAGAAAATGAACAATGAACCAGTAGCGTGGATGTATGAAACTGAGTTACAAGACGGAACAACTGTAAAAAGAGTTACTGGTGCTTGGGAACTTAAATATAAATACATTGTGGATGCTTGCGATAGAGGAAACCCTATTCCACTCTACACCCATCCAAACAAACATGATTTAGGAATTGCTGAAGCTATTGGATTTGATAAAGGATATGCAGCAGCACAAGCAAAAACACTAACAGATGAGGAAATAGAACGAATTTCTGGTGAGATTTACGATTCTTACGAGAACGGAGCAAGCACTTATGATTTTGATATAAGACTGGCTAGAGCAATACTAAGAAAGGCACAAGAGAAATGAACGCAAATGAAATATTTTTAGCACTGGAAGAAATAAACCATTATGACGATTACGGTCAATTTGGACGAGTGTTAGAAGATTTTGTAAAATTTCAGCAAGACGAGATTAACGCATTACGGGAGCAAGTGCAGTATCTACAAACACAGGTGTATGGTGGAACAACTAAATGACCAGTAAATTTTTAAACCATGCTCCATGTCCTGATTGTGGCAGTAGCAACGCTTTAGCAGTTTATGACGATGGTCATACTTACTGCTTTAAGTGTGAAACTACTACAACCGATGGAGTAGCAACAAAACAAATTGAAAAGAAACCAATGAATAAGGATTTAACATTTTATGACAGCTCTATTACTTCTGCTATCTCTGGTCGTGGTATTACTTCGACTACTTGCCTAAAATACGGAGTAAGACAAGGACAGGATAAACACTTCTATCCTTACTATGACAACGAGGGAACGCTTACGGCGGTTAAGACTCGAAATGTAGAGCAAAAGAATTTCTCTATTGCTGGGGACTTTGGTAACGCTACATTGTTCGGTCAAAACCTTTTCCCTGCTAATGGCAAATACTTGACTATTTGCGAAGGTGAACTAGATGCTCTAGCTGCTTATCAGATGACCGGAAGCAAGTATCCGGTAGTATCTATTCGCAACGGTGCTAGTGCTGCTTTGAAGGACTGCAAGGCACAGTTTGAATACATCGACTCATTCGAGAATATTCACTTATGTTTTGATGCTGATGAAGCTGGTCAGAAAGCGGCTAATGCCGTAGCAGAACTCTTTGGCGGTAAGGTCAAAGTGATGAAGATGCGACAAGGATACAAAGATGCTTGCGACTATCTCAAGTTTGATTTAAATAAAGAGTTTATCGCTGACTGGTGGGCTAGTGAGAAGTATGTTCCTGACGGCATTATCGAAGGCTCTACGCTTTGGGAAGTCGTATCAAAGCCCATGGAGAAGGCAGAAGTAAACTATCCTTATGACGGCTTGAACAAACTGACCTATGGAATTCGTAAAGGTGAGTTAGTCATGGTTACTGCTGGCTCTGGTTTAGGTAAATCTCAGTTCCTGCGTGAGATTGTTTGGCATATCCTCAAGAACACTGACGACAACATCGGCATGATGTTCTTAGAGGAAGGTGTCCGCAAGACTGCACGTAGTTTGATGTCGTTGGCTATTAATAAGCCGATTCACTTACCTGATGTCGAAGTTTCAGAAACGGAATTAAAAGATGCTTTCGACAATACTTTGGGGACTAAGCGCCTCTTTCTGTTTGACCATTTTGGTTCCAGTAGTCTTGATAACATTGTTAACAGAGTCCGCTATATGGCTAAAGGTTTGGGCTGCGGTTTCGTTGTGCTTGACCATATCTCTATCATTGTGTCTGGCGGGGATGTTGGAGATGAACGAAAAGCGTTAGACTCTATTATGACTCGTTTACGGATGTTGGTGCAAGAAACAGGTATTAGCCTTATTTGCGTATCACACCTCAAGCGTCCAGAAAGCAAAGGACATGAGGAAGGGGCTTCTACATCGTTAGCACAACTGCGTGGCTCTGGCTCGATTGCACAACTGTCTGACATCGTGATAGGATTAGAGCGTAACGGACAGGCTCTTGATGCTATTGAAAGAAACACAACCCATGTTAGAGTATTGAAGAATAGATTTAGTGGCTATACTGGTGGTGCTAGTGATTTGCTTTACAATCCTAACACCGGACGAATGATGGAAATTAAGGATACATTATGAAAGCATTTCCGAACACAAGATTTGCAGAAGGTATGGATTTACGAGATTACTTTGCTTCTAAAGCAATAGATTATTTTGTAAGAGATGTGTGGCTTGAGAAAGAAACAGACGATTTTGACGATGCTGCTAATAAATGTTATCAACTGGCAGATGCAATGATGAAAGCGAGAGAACAGAAATGAATGAAGATTTAGTTAAACAAGCACGACGCTATGCTGAGAAAGATGAATACCATGTCACTAAGCGTTACATCACTGAACTGTGCAACGAGATTGACCGCTTACGCAACATCAACAACAATGTCTTTAGTCGTATCCAAGACAACAAAGATGTTTGGGAAAACTCTGAACGCTATCTCTGGTTACGCAACGCTGCATGGGATGTTGGCTTTGAAGATGTAGCACCGATTGTTGTGAACTGCGACAATAAGATGGAGAAGTTTGATTGGCTTGAAGGACATAACCTTGACCGCTGTATTGACGAATGGAGAAACAAATGAAATATTATCCTAGTGAACCTGTTGGTGTTGTTGGAACATTTAGAGTTACTAAAACTTATACTGTAAGTGTGTATGCTGATAGTGAAGATGAACTAGACTCTGCTATTGAAGATGCAAAAATCAGTGAAGATGATTTGATTGACGTTGACTATCAACTGGAGGACGTGGACAGTGCAGGTTTCTAACATTAAATGGTATGGGACAACTTTATGTCTTATCGGGATTGCATTGACCAGCTTTAATATCTATCCCTTAAACATCTTGTTTGGCTTTGTCGGAAGTGGTTTATGGACTGCTGCTGGCTACGTGCAGGACGATGCTCCGCTAGTGTTGGTAGAAGCTGTAGCAACTATTCTGTATGCAATCGGTTTGATTAGCTATGTTTACTTGGCGGTATCTCAGTGGTTGCAATAAATGGTTTGGAAATGTCCTCCACTACACTTACCGAACTGGAACAACTTTTGGAAATGGAAAGAACAGATGTCTAATAAATTAGTAGAAGAAGCTCCGTATCATCCGGGCTATGAAGATGCTGTTTTTACTCCAGCAATGCGTAATGTCAATGCTACTCATGTTGACTTCGGTTTTCTTCGTGGAATGATTCCTGACAATCCTCATTTCATGCCGTCAAACATCGACATGATTATGGAGCGTAAAGGTAGATTCCTATTTGGAGAATGGAAGCGTGAAGGCGAAGAGATGAAGACAGGACAAAAGATTCTGCTTAAAGCCCTAGCAAAGAAACACACAGTTTTAGTTATTACCGGCTATGTCGATGAAGATGCTCACATATCATTGATACAGGTCGTTACACAGAATGGAATGTTGAACCGCATCGGTGAAAACAAGCTAGATTTAATTACATATTTACAAGACTGGTATGATGCAGTCGAAAGAGGAAAACTATGAGTCATCCTGACCAATTATTCGGAGGAGTTACGTATGCACAACATGGAGACGATATTGTTATTCGTGCTGTTTTCAATAATCTGGGTATTGATAATCCATCATACCTAGACATTGGCGCACATCATCCAACAAACATCAGCAACACTAAACTGTTTTACGACACTGGCTCTCGTGGTATCAATGTCGAAGCGAATCCGCATTTGTTTCAGCAGTTTATGGTCGAGCGTCCAGACGATGTGAACTTAAACTTTGGTGTCGGTGTTGAATCAGGATTCTTAAACTTTTACATGGTTGATGAGTATTCCGGTCGTAATTCTTTTGACTACGAAACTGTAGCTTCTTTCATTGCTGATTATCCTGAGTTTTCAATCACTCAAGTAAAAGAACTACCGGTAATGACAGTTGCTCAAGTTTTAAGCAATAGAACTCTTCCTGACTTTCTCACGATTGATGTCGAAGGATTAGACTACGATATTCTCAAAAGCATTGACTTTAAGCGTTATCCGTTTAAGGTAATCTGTGTCGAAGTAGGCGGTAGCGATAAGATTAATTACGCTGATGCAGTTAGTATGTTGTTAGAAGACAACGGATATTTTTCTTTGATTCGTTGTGGTGCTAACTTAATCTTCGTTGCAAAACAGTATGAACATTTGGTAAGATAGCACAATGCGTATATTACTTGACATCGAAACCACATTAGACCATCAGAAGATATGGTGCGTTGTTACTAAAGATATTGATACTGGAGAAGTAAAAGTATGGAAAGAAGCAAGCGACCTTCGGGAATTCATAAAGGACGCAACTTTGATAGTGGCTCACAATGGGATAGCGTTCGACTTCTACCTACTGAACAAGTTATGGAACTGTCAGATAAAATTGAAGACAGTGAAGGATACGTTAGTGTTAAGCCGATTGCTAAACCCAAGCAGAGAAGGAGGACACAGCCTTGCAGCGTGGGGAGAGACTCTGGGGACACAGAAGATTGATTTTGATGATTTTGATTTAAATACTCACACCATCGAAGAGATGATTGAGTATTGTATTCAAGACGTAGAGGTATTATACAAAGTCTACAAATGTATAATAGCTGACCTTAAACAACAGGAATTTTCCGAACAATCACAGGAGTTAGAACATGAAGTCCAAGCACTCATCGCTATTCAAGAAAGAAACGGCTTTAAGCTCGACCAAGTCTCGGCTTTACAGCTTTTATCTGAACTTAAGACTAAGCTGGATATTATTCAAGTTGAGATGCAACGCATTTTCCCTGCCAAAGTCGAGTCTAATCGCATTAGCAAACTTGGTAAGCCTCTTAAAGACATCGTCACCCCCTTCAACCCCGGCAGCCGGAAGCAAATTGCCGAGCGCCTCATCGAAAAAGGCTGGAAGCCCACGAAGCACACCGAAAAAGGTAGCGTCATCGTCGACGAAACCACGCTCGAAGGTCTCGACTTCCCAGAAGCGAAAGCCATCGCAGAGTACCTAATGCTTCAGAAGCGGATAGCACAGATAGAATCGTGGCTAGAAGCTGTTAAAGATGACGGAAGGGTTCATGGTCGCATCATTACCAATGGAGCTGTAACCGGTCGTATGACGCACATGAGTCCTAACATGGCTCAGGTTCCTAACAGTGGAGCTATTTATGGTCCTGAATGTAGGGCTTTGTGGACAGTAGAGAAAGGACATAAGTTAGTCGGTATTGATGCTTCAGGATTGGAGCTTCGGATGCTGGCTCACTATATGAATGACGATGCGTATACGAATGAAGTTGTATCAGGCGACATCCACACAGCGAATCAAACCGCTGCTGGGCTGCAAACGAGGAATCAAGCTAAGACGTTTATCTATGCTTTCCTCTATGGCGCAGGAAGTGCCAAAATCGGGTCGGTTGTTGGAGGTTCTGCGAAAGAAGGACAGAAACTCATTGATAATTTTCTACGCAACACACCGAAACTACAAAGGCTCAGAAAGGCTGTCGCTGATGCGTATGCTAAGAGGGGACGGCTACAGGGTCTTGACGGACGCAAGCTACTCGTTCGTTCGGAGCACTCGGCACTTAACACGCTACTGCAAGGCGCTGGTGCGATAGTTATGAAAAAAGCATTAGTTATCTTGTTTAAAGACTTGACAAAACGGAAAATACCGTTTAAATTGGTGGCTAATGTTCACGATGAGTGGCAGATTGAAGTACCAACGCAGTATGCAGAAGAAGTAGGTAAGTCAGGTGTCAGAGCAATCGAAACAGCTGGTTTAGAGTTTAAGATGAACTGTCCATTAACGGGCGAATATAAAGTTGGAAATAACTGGAAAGAGACGCACTAATGGATGGTAAAGAATTAAAGAAAATTGGAGAAGTAGTTATCAATGTTTATGAAGATAATACTTATTCTGTAAGTACTTCTGTATCGATTGATGATACACTTGACTTGTTAGCAGATGCGTTTGAAGCTATCGAGGCTGGTACATTAGACGGTATGGATGTGTTTGAGCAGTTTGGCGGTACAATTCAGTAGTTTAATCAACGCAGTATATTTAAGGAGCATTATATGAGTAATTTAGAAAAACCAATCAAATTAGAAGCCGAAGTTCAATGGGCTTTCTTCAACAAGAAGTCAGAGATGTCTGGTAAATACCAAGTAGACCTCTGCAACCTCAGCAAAGAAGCAGTTAGTGCTTTGGAGCAAGCAGGTTTAAATCCTCGTCAACGTCCTGACAAACCAGAAAAAGGTTGGTTCTTGACAGCGAAGAGCAACTACGAAATTATCCCATTCGACAAAGCTGGTAAGGAAATCAAAGACGCAGTAGGTAACGGCTCTAAAGCTATCGCCATGATTAAACCTTATGAGTGGAAGTGGCAAGCTAAGAAGGGTATTTCACCATCTTTAGTTAAAATCACCATCACTGACCTCGTTGTTTACAACGCAGACTCCGCCAGTGCTGATGAATCACTTGACGACGAGATAGCACTGTAATGAAAGCCCTCGTCGATGCGGACATCTTGGTTTATCGTTTCGGATTTGCTTCCGAAGGAGACCCTGCAGAATTTGCTTTAGCTCGTCTATCTGAATTCTTGGATAATCTCTATGTAAACTTACCTGTCGACGAGGTCGAAGGCTACTTGACTGGTAAAGGTAACTTCCGAAACGAAGTTGCCGTTACTGCTCCGTACAAAGGAACTCGTAAAGCAGATAAGCCTTACCACTTTGGTTTGCTCCGTGAATATATGCAAAAGTCATGGGGTTTTATCGAAGTAGAAGGAATCGAAGCTGACGATAAACTTGGTATTGAAGCCTACAAACACGCTCCTGAAGAGACAATCATTGTTAGTTTAGACAAAGACCTTGACATGATTCGTGGTAATCATTACAACTTCGTTAGAGAAGAGCAGTACGAAATAACTGAAGAACAAGCAATACGCAATTTCTATCTACAGATGCTAACTGGCGATAAGGTTGACAACATCATTGGACTAGCCGGTATTGGTCCTGTTAAATCTAAGAAGATGCTTGCTGATTGCAAAACAGAGAAAGAAATGTACGATGTTGTCTTAGCAGCCTATGACAACAACCTTGACCGTGTCGTTGAGAATGGTCGTCTACTATGGATTCTAAGAGAAGAGGGACAAGTATGGCAACCGCCAAAATAGTTCAAATTGAATGGATTGACGCAGTCGCAGATTCAGGCTGGGAAGATAAAACAAAAGCAGCGATTCATCATTGCACCACTATCGGCTTCTTAGTCGATGAAACTGATGAAGCTATCTGCCTTGCATCAACATGGTCTGTTGACCAGACTAATGCTCGGATGCACATTCCTAAAGCATGGATTAAGAACAGAAAGGTAATATCTGATGAAGCCTCAGTCAGCAAAAGCAAAGGGAAGAAATCTTCAAAAGTGGCTC